GGTGGATGCCAAGGATTGGGGCTTCGTCGAGTTCGAGGGCGCTGGCCCGTGGCGTTGGCTCTCGGGGCGTGACGCCTTCGAGACGACCTACGGCTGGTACGGCAACCTGGCCTGCCTCGCGCGCAACGCGCACGGCTCGATCACCGGGTACACCGACACGGCGCGCTACACGCACGTCGCGTAACCTTCACCGGGACGGGGTGGGGGCATCGGCCCTCACCCCACCCCAAGGATAATTCATGCCGTATAACATTTTTGCTCCGACGCCGGGCCGTCTGGGTGTGCTGCCGAACCTCCTCGTTGGACGGTGCAACGCGGCGATTGGCAACAACACCACGACGACCTACAGCTTCGGGTCGCATCCGGCGAAGTGCTACATCAACCGCGCCGTGGTGTCGGCGGGGACGGTGCCGGCCTCGACGAGCGGCACGATTCTGGGCGTGATTCAGAAGTACGACGCTTCGGCCGATGCGGCCGTGGCGCTCACGGGGAATGTGGATCTTGAGGCGCTGGTCGCACACGAGGGGACGGCGGTTTCGCTCCTCTCGACGCTCACTGAGGCGGAGCGCACCCTCGATACGGGGGATACGCTTCGGTTCGTGGTCACGACCAACAACACTGTCACGACGGCTGCCGTGGACCTGATGGTCAACGTCGAGCTGTTCGTGGAGGTCTAACCGAGTGCCGGTGCTGCTCAACAGTGCCGGCCAGCCCGAGCCGCCCACGCACGTCGTGGCGCGGCTCCGGGCCCTCCATGCCGGGTTGCACTTGCGGTTTCTGGAGCATACCGGGGAGCATTGGGCCATCTGTATGGATTGGACGCCAGAGGATCGGCGGTGGGAGTGGGTGCAGGCGGGGGAGACGAATCCCGCCAGCGCGTATGACATCATCGGGTATCTCCCGATGCTGTGCAGTGCGGACGAAGCGCCGGCCTATCTGGAGCGCACGTTCCGGCAGTATCCCAAGGACGAGGTGCGCCGGATGGCGGACTACGTCCAGCAGTACAATGACACCCAGCCCGTCGCCCAGGCCGCAGAAGCCGCCTTGGCCGAGGCGCTGGAGACTCCAGTGGTCGCGTCCAAGCGCGGTCGCACTAAGTAAACCCTTTCATCCCTTCCGGCCGTGGCGGTTACGAAAGCCCAACTGATTGCGCTTACGCGCGAAACGATGGACGCCGTCGCATCGGATCGGTGGTCGGATGCGACCATCACCCGCGTGCTGAACGCCGTCTATGCAGACGAGTGGTCGAATATCCTGAACGCCCAGCCCTACTACACGTTCGCCCAGCGCGTCGTGACGACGGACAGCAACGGCGTGGTGTCGTTCGCCAGTCTGTCCTCGGGCAGTGGCGATAGCCAGCAGAACTTCTTTCGCGTCCTGTCCGTCTCCGATGGGAACGTCCTGTATACGCAGACTCGCTTTCAGGACGTGCCATTGGCGACGACGACGAACTATCTGCCGACCTACCCGCGCCTGTACTACACGGCCGGGCAGGCCCTGCAGATTCTGCCCGTCTCGTCTGGCCTCCAGCTGTACGTCTATGTCAACTACAAGCCGACCAACTTCTCCGACCTCGCGTCGGATGCGTCGGTCATTGACTTTCCGGACGCCAACGAAACGCTGATTGCGAACGAGGCGGGCGCGCGGCTGTTGAACAAGGGCGGCGCAGAATCCGTGGCCGCGCAGACCCTGCGTAATGAGGCGAACCTCATCCGGTCGTCGATGTTGGATGACCTCCGCCGCTACACCATCAATCCGACGATGATGGCGTACCCGGATCAGAAGTACGACTGGAGTGGCGGCTAATGGCCCGCGAGCGGCTGGTGGACCAGCAGCCGGGGATGGAAGGGGGGCTGAACGATGTGTCGGACGACATCTCCGTCCAGCCCAACCAGCTCCGGCGGGCGACGAACCTGCGGCTGACGGACTACGGCGCGGCGACCAAGCGCGGGGGCACCCAGCGCACCTCGACCAACCCGCTGGCGTCCGCCCCTGTGCTCAACGGCTTCACGTTCCAGCAGGACAGCGGCACGAATCAGATTCTGGCGGTGTCCAACAGCGACCTGTACACGGCGACGTTTGGCACGTTCCCCCGGACGTACACGAATCAGGGCGGCACCCTCTCGACGACCGTGCCTCCGGATTTCGCGCAGTTTCGGGACAGCGGCGGGAACGACGTGGTCTATATTGCGGACGGCGGCCTGCTCAACAAGTGGTCGGGTTCGGCGCTGACCGAGAACATCACGGGAACGGTGGCCGTCAACACCCTCCAGGTGCACAACGAGCGCCTGTGGGGATGTGGGAACAGCACCTACCCGGACAGCATCTTCTACTCCGACCTGAATAACGGGGACAGCCTCGGGAACGGGTCGAGCGGTGGGGGCCAGATTATCGTGCGGACCTTCGGGGACGAGACGATTGTGGGGCTGGCCTCCATTAACACCAGCCTGCTCATCTTCCACCGGCGCGGTATCTCGCGGCTGACGGGGTTTGGACAGGACGACATCACGACGCTTCCGGCGGGCCTCACGGCGGACGTGGGCACGATTGCCGCCAAGAGCATCGTGGCAAATAACAACATCGCCTACTTCATCTCGGAGCGCGGGCTGTACCGGTGCAACGAGGCGGAAGTGGCCTCGGTCGGTACCCCGGCCAAGCCGGACCCCATTCTCCCGATTATCCGGCAGCTGTCGTCGGCTAACTTCGACAAGATCCGGGCGGTTATCAACCGGGCGACCAAGGAGCTGTGGATTACCATTCCGGACTACGGTTGCTACCAGTACCACACGGTGCTGGATTCGTGGTCGGGGCCGTGGGATGGGGGGTACATCGATCCGGATACGACGGCGCTCTTCGAGACGATTAACAGTTCGGGGTTGCCGGTTATCCTGAAGGGCGATGCCTCGGGCTGGGTTAGCCTCTGCGATGCGCCGGGGGTCTACCTCGATAACGTCGCGGCGGCCGGCACGGGGGGCTCCCGGTATGCGATGACGGCCCAGCTGCACCGGCTCTACTGCGGGGACGACGCGCAGGCCAAGGCGTTCCGGTGGGGCTATCTGACTGCCCAGCTCAGGGGCTCGGACCAGTGCCGGATCGAGTGGAACTCGGGTGACAGCTTCGGGTCCTTCTCGCTGCCCCCCTCGACGGACGAGACGTGGGGCGCCTCTGGGACGTATTGGGGCGAGGGGACGTGGGGTGGGACCGGCAGCCGGAACTACCGCATCCCGATGGGTGGGACGGGCTATTACGTCGATATCAGCATTATTGACTCGGGAGAGGCACTCCCGGTCTTCAGCCGCTTTTCGCTTGAAACCTTCGCCCTGGGGCGTCGCTAAATGTCAGAAACGGTCGGTCAACATTCCGTCGCTACGTTCACGTCGCCGGTCAACGGCACGTCGCCTATTGACGCTAACACCGTCAAGGGCAACGATAACACCCTCCGGTCGGCCTATGTCGATCACGACGCCGATCCGGGTATCCACGTCCAGTCGTCCACCCTCGCCTCGCGGCCGGTGGCCAACAGCGCGGGCCGGAAGTGGATGACGCAGGATTCGGGCGTTATCCGGCTCTTCTACGACGACGGCACGAACTGGTACGAGGTGGACTACCTGCGGACGACCGGGGGGACCATCAGCGGGAACCTGTCCATCTCCGGCACGCTGGCGGTGACGGGGGTGGCGACCCTGACGGCCCAGCCCATCCTGTCCAGCCTGACCGCCTCGCAGGCCGTCTTCACGGACGCCTCCAAGGGCCTTGTTTCCAACGCTATCACGGGCACCGGCAATGTGGTGATGTCGGCCTCCCCGACCCTGACCGGGACGATTGGTGCGGCCAGTATGACCCTGTCGGGCACGCTCGGCGTCACGGGGCTGCTGACCTTTGCCAGCCTGAAGGGCACCGGAGCTACGACGGTCACGAATATCCTCGACGAGGATAACATGGCCTCCGACAGCGCCACGGCGCTGGCGACCCAGCAGAGCATCAAGGCGTATGTGGATGCCCAGGTCGGCGCCTCGGACGCCCTCTCGGAGGTGCTGGCCATCGGGAACACGACCGGGGCCAACGACATCATCGTCAGCACCGGCCAGAAGATCCGCACCCCGGCCGTCGCGGCCGGAGACGGCACGTCGGCCATCACGATTGCCAATACCACCGGCGCCCTGACGCTGGCCTCGGCGCTGGCGGACTCGAACCTGGCCACCATCTCCACGGCGGGCAAGGTTAGCAACAGCGCCACCACGGCCACTAGCGCCAACAC